AATGGGTTGAAACAAACACAATGAAAGAATACGGTCCAGGTAGGCCAGTAATCGTATGGAAACCGTAACCATTCCTGACCTAAACATCAGGCAGGTGTGGAGACGTATCGGACGCGATGGTGATTTCTATCTCGTTATACGTGACCCAGACACACAACGTAAATGGAGCTGCAGTTGTAAAGGCTGGAAGTTCAGACATAACAAGGATCGCAATTTTATGTGCAAACATATCAGAGAAATTAAAACGCAATTAACTAACACCCTATGAGGTAATATGGACCCCCTACTTCTTACCCCCCAACAGGCAGCCAAGTATTTATCGATTGGCAAAACAAAACTGTATGAACTTAAAAGCAAAAATCGAATAAAATATGTGAAGATTGATAGTAGTCTACGTTTCAGAAAAATTGACTTGGAGGAGTTTATTGATAAACAAATAGCCAAAAGTCAGCGTGAGTTTAAAAGGCGTGAATTTAAATCGCCTTGACCGCACCCTGCACACATACTGCACACATACCCCTGTTTCAAACCAAAACAACCACCTACAAATTAATGTAAGTGGTTGTTTTTTATGGTGAGCCCGGCGCGAATCGAACGCGCGACCAATTGATTAAAAGTCAACTGCTCTTTATTTTACATCAATCTAAAAAACAATCACTTACGCATTATAACCTACTATTATAGAGTGCAACTCTTTCCGCATTGGTTCGCACGAACACGTAAAAACCCACATGAATGGACTTGTGCTGCACACATTTTGCACACATATTACAAGCCAAGAGGAGCACGGTAAAAGCATAATAAACGGGGGAATATTATGGCTGACATAACAGTAGGTTGTGTTAAAATTGTTTTAGAAGGAAAAAGAAAAACTTATCAAGGAAAATACAGAGACAAATTTAATAACCGAAAAAAGAAAAGTCTAAACACGACCAATCTCAAACAAGCAAAAATCAACGCTGGCATTTTAAGCAACGATGTAATTTCTGGCAAAATGGATGAACTAAATAAAGTATTAAAAAACACGGACATTACTGTAGCCGAAACCATCGAAAGATATTTTGAAGATGAACAGAGCTTAGAAACGTGTCTGAAAACTAAATTGAAATCGGATAATACATTAAAAGCTGAAAAGAAATATGCAACGCAAATCAATGCCATTTTAGGCGATAAGCCAATATCTCAAATAGACACCGAAACCCTCATAGACTTTTTTAAAAAATACAAAGCAAAAAAGCTAAAAGGAAAACAAGTGGGTGCAGCTACCTTAAATCGATATAAATCTTTCTTTTCTAATATTTTCAATTATGCCATCAAAAACAATTTCATATTAAAACGAGATAATCCTGTAAACGGATTGGATCATTTAAAAGAAAGTCCCAATATTCCCAACCCACCAAGCCAGGAAGAATTTGATATGTTTATCGAATATCTCCCTGTTCATGTACGCATAATAATATGCTTATTGCGCTATACGGGATTTCGGCAATCTGAACTACATTCATTGGTTTGGCGAAACATAAATTGGCGCGAAAATGTAATTGAAATAGAGGCAGTAAATGCAAAGTCCGGTGAATCTCGTTTTATGCCAATGTCAAAATATGTAAGAGATACATTGCAATCGTTACGCAGTGGATCAGCATGGACGAGAACAGGTGACAACAAACTAACAATATTTTGGCCAAGTGATGAAGATCCAGAGTCATTAATTATACCTCACATGGATATACGTAAATCAATTAATAGGGCTATAGCACAAATAACAGCAGACACAAAAGACAGTAAGCAGGGCCGTTGGAGAATAACAAGAATAACTAAACATATGATGCGTCATATGTGGGCTACTGATTTAGGTTTGCGTGGTGCGGAAGATAGTGATTTGATGGATATGGGAGGATGGAAATCTATGCAGATGCTTAAACGCTATCGCAAAGGCAGCACTGAAAAACACCAAAAAACAATAGCACTGTTAGACGATATATCAAACGATGCAACATTTAAAGCTAAAGTGGTTAAGCGTTAGTAGAGGATGGGACACGCCTTATGTCCCACCCTCCACGTAACATCGACAACCCCCCAGGGATCGATGCTACGCTTTTTTTGCATCTACATATGCTTGGCCCAATATGTAAGCAGCAGCGACGAGTGCTACGGGATAACTGATCTCAGCTGCTCCCGTTGTAGCTGCAGCTCCTACGATAGCTGTAACGCCTAACTTCCTACTGCCTAATTTTTCTGTGATCGTGTTAAGAAATTTCATTGGAATCCTCTTCTTCGGTTTGTGGTTCATTTTCTTCTTTGATGTTTTTAAGAATGGTGATAGCTCCCTGCTGACGCTGTAGTAAATTCTGCAACTCATTCACTTTGGTTTGAGCGGTTTGCAGCTCGGCAATAGCAGTAGTCTGATTCTCTTCCATCTCCGCTATTTTTTCATCTAAGATTTTTACGTCCATTATTACCCCTTTGATTGTGTGGGAGGTTTTTGGGGATCTTCTTTTTTTTTATGTCCGTTTGGTCCCTCATCGGCTTTGAAGAAATCTTGTGGGTCTAATTTTGGTAGAGGTCGTTCAATCCGCATCGATGCCAGTGCTCCGTTTTCTACAGCCAGCTTAGTGCCTCCGGTGATCTTTCCATCCCGAAAGCTATAGAGATAAAAAACTGTTTTGGAAAAACCCACTCTTACAATTCGCCCTGGTCTACCATCGACCACTACGATGTCATCCTCGTTGTAGTCGTTGCCAACAAAGACCTGTAGACCCTCTACTGCATTCTCTATTGCACCCTTGAACAACAACAACACAAATGCCACAATAGCTATCCATGCCCACTCTGCTATGAGTGTTGTGAGTCCACTCTCTGCGCCAAACTGGTGGACTGCGTTAGCAGCGTCAGCTTCCATTTTATTTGCTACCGTTGGTGGCCTTATAAACCTCGGCAAACATGACTGTAATTAGCCATACGATAACCCCGTAAACAGCTTCATGTTCCCAAAACGTCTGCCACTTTTTGTCAGCCCCATTACGAGCAAAAGGGAAACCAATAGTGTGCCAAAGTTGATACAATATTGTGACACATATAGCAGCACCTCCAGACCATGCAGCTGCTTTCTTTGATTCATCTGCTGCTTTTTGCCTACGGCTTAACGTCACAATAGATCGCTTGGCAGATTTGAGTTCGCCCTGCAAATCATCGCGGTCACTTTTGTATTCTTTTGCTACGATGTTTTCCGATGAAACCATTTTACGCAGATGGTTAATCTCTTTGACCGCTTCAACATAGAGCCTTCTTTGACGCTCTGCGCTGGGTATCTGTTCCGGAGGTGGATACTGGTTAGGACTCATCAGCTACCTAATGTTGGCCTTGTGTTTGGAAAATCAGAGGTGCTGGGCCAATCGCGTAACTGCTGCCTATAGGTCAGAAACTTGTCTCGCTGCGGATGGTCTGTAAGAGGCAAAATAAAATCTGTTGCTGCCAGTTCTTCATTTCGCCACTCACGATGCCAGCTTTGGATTTCTTGCGATGTGAGTTCGCGTGGCTTAACTAACTCGTAGCTTCCTCCATCAGCTGTAACGTCTTTGCAAAATTGTTCGTCAGCTAAGACTGTATTTGTGCTACCATCAGCGTATGTAATTTTGTATGATGCCATTTTGTTACCCCATAGAAATTGGAAAAATTAAAACTGCGCCTTTACCACCACGCCCCGAATACGCATAATGACCACTGCCCAGATTAATACACGCACCTCCTCCACCACCCAGCGTAGCATCACCTGAGTGTGTATATGTTCGAGCAGGTTCATTAGTGTTAATTCCGTTGCCTCCTAAAAATGGACTCGCTGGTTGCATAGTTTTGTATTCGGTATCTCTCCGATAACCATCGCCCCAATACGTGAATAACTGTGCGCCCGAGGGATAATATGTAGGCTCACTCGCCCACTTCGAAGAGGTTGCGTATCCAGTATTTTTATTATTGGTCATGGAAAACAGATCCGAAAATGGACTCATCGCAATCGGTATGCCCCCTACACTGGTGAGATAGGTATATTGCAGGTCTGTCTCACCGTAGGTTCCTCCACCCTGGCTCCCAAATGGGCTACCTCCATCCGCTACAGAATTCTCCCCATAGTCAGTATTCCCATCATTATCATCATTAGTACCCTCTACAATTCCTGGGTTGCCTGTATCCCACAATCCTACTGCACCTCCACCTGTTGCTTTGTCTGTAGCTGATGCATTCATAGCAGCACCACCTGCATAATTTGCAATATTTCCTGTACTGCCAGCAGCACCACCAGCACCTCCACTGGCACTTGCACTACTAGCCGTTGCACCTGCTGCCCCACCGTTTGCGGTTATACTCAGAGACTCTGCCGTGCAAGCAAAACTACTATTGCCTCCAGCAGCTCCAGCAACGCCATTTCCTGACGCTGTTTTTATAGCTCCTCCATTTCCAATAGTGACTACATACTGACTACTCGCATTCAGCATTATTCGTGATACTGCCGTTGCACCTGCGCCTCCTCCGGTAGCCGAGTAGTCACTCGTGCCTCCTACCGCTGCGCCAGATCCACCACCACCAAAAACCCAAACATACGCCTCGAAAGTCACCGTTGGGGTCCAGTTAGAATCGCTTTTGGCAAACAGGATTCGTGGCAAACCATCCATGCCTGTTTTTTGTCCTAATACTGCCATTGTTTACTTCTCCTTTTTTATAACGATGCCCAACCAATAGTTGAGTCTACATACACCAACTGCACGGCATTATTTTCAAAGATTGTTCCATCTGCTGCAGCACTGTCTATTTTTTCTGAATTGCGTCCAACGGTTACTGTTGCTGCTCCAACATTTTTTATCGTCACTGTATTACCTGCGCTTGGTGAAGATGGCAGAGTGATCGTAAATGCCGTACTTGCGTGGTTACAGATTAGTTGATCTTTTGTAGATGCTGTGTAGTTAGTCGTTTTCACTTCCCAGTCACTGTAAGCTCCACCTCCTCCACCTGCATCGGCCCAGGACAACGTGCCACTACCATTTGTTTTCAATACCTGATTTGCACTACCATCCGATGCTGGTAGTACCCAAGCAGCTGATCCTGATGCAATGGTTAAGTTGGACCCATCTGAGCTTAGATACTCGCCTCCTTCGTCATAGAGGTATAGTCTGCGATTGTCAGCAATACGAGCAACTTCGTTACCATCATACTGTTGAAACACTAAGTCTTTCGCGTCTACTAATGGCTTAAAAATCACATCCGATGAACTGTTTGTGATTGACATTAATTCAGTCCCACCATCAGCATAAACGATGCCCTGATCCGCTGTATCCGAGTCGAGTGTTATCTTGTCTACCGTGTCTAATGTTATTGCGCCACTATCACTACTCGCATCTGTGGTAGCTATGCTGTATACCCCTGCTGAACTAACAGCATGAGTAACAAATTCCTGGGCATCGTATTTAAGGATCAATGGTGCAGTTGTGTCTGTTGCGGTAATAGCTCCACTGGTAATCGTGCCTACGCCCGAAATGTTTGAACTGTCGTCTATGGCTACAGAAGAGTTAGCTTGGACAGTAGCTCCAGCCGTGCCGTTAGCTGTTAGAATAATATTGTCTGTTGATCCAGTGCTACCTCCAATGGTCCCTGTAGCTACGCTCGTCCAACTTAAAGTGCCACTTCCGTTAGTTTTTAAAACCTGGTTGGCACTGCCATCACTGGCTGGTAGTACCCATGCTGCACTACCTGATGCTATAGTGAGATTTGACCCATCGCTTGATAAGTATTCTCCACCCTCGTCATACAAATAAAACCTTCGGTTATCAGCAAAACGAGCTACTTCATTACCATCGTATTGTTGAATAACAATATCTTTTGCGTCAACTAAAGGTTTGAAAATTACGTCACTGGAAGAGTTAGTAATCGATAGTAGTTCGGTCCCACCATCGGCATAGACAATACCCTGATCGGCTGTGTCTGAATCCAATGTGATTTTATCTACCGTATCCAATGTAATTGCACCACTATCGCTGCTGGCATCCGTAGTCGTGATACTATATACCCCTGCAGACGAAACAGCGTGCGTGACATATTCTTGTGCGTCATATTTCAGTATGAGTGGAGCTGTAGTGTCTGTGGCCGTTATTGCTGCAGTAGATAATGTCGCAACGCCACTGACATTGGAGCTATCGTCAATTATTACTGCACTATTTTGTATTATTTTTCCCGTAGCCAAATCAAATCTTGCTACGGCATTATT